TCTTGGGTAGTAGCCTCGCCACTACGAACCCTCTTAAGGAATTCTTCAGTGACGAGGTTATGAAGTTCATTAAACTTCTCTTCTTTGGCTTTAGCCATTTAACTGAATAGTTTTTCTTTTACAATTTCTAATGCTTTATCATCAAGCTTGTTATCAGTTCTAGCTACATATGCTGTCAGTAGATCTACTACTAACTGCTTAACTGAGTCTGACTTCAAGAAGGCGAAAAGGATGGGCTTGATTAATACGATCATTATTCTTCAGTGGATTTAGGGGTTTCTTTTGTTTCTTTAGCTTTAGCTAATTCCTTAGCTTTTAAATCTGATAGAGTACTCATTTTAAAAAGGTTTGTACCAAGGTTTACTTTTTTCTTCTTTGGGTGGTTTAATTGATTTGAGATATGCAGTTATAGGTATAACATCACTACACATATTAGCTACACGACTTCCGGGTTTTAACATAAATCCCTTCTGCTGTAACTCTGCACACTTTAATGCTCTGACTAACTCATAGTCCAGACGCATTTTCTCTTCTTGCCTTTCGGCAATGGATAGGCAACGTCTTAATCCTCTACGGTCTAATGGGACCATAAAGTTAATCTGTCCTCCCCAGTTCTCAGCTATGGTGTAATTAGAAGGTCTCATTCCATCTTCATCTATATCCCACGGCTTTGTATGATTCCCCATATAGAATGGAGAGAATGTCATAGTAGAACCATTACATGATATGTTAGGTCCATAGTGCTGTCTAGACGGTGCTCCATTATTCTGGAATTGCACCGCCTGATTTGTCACATTTCCTGTCGCAGCAGCTACAGGATTTGCAGTGTTATTCTCTTCAGCTCGGACTGGTCCTACTGAGAGAAGACTGATAAGGATACTGTAGTAGAAGTAGTGTCGATTTCTCTTTCTATTTCTGTTACTGACAATACCTGACTGGCTGCTCTTGTTACCACTTCTAGCTCGAAGGGATCTCCAGCTGTGTGTAAAGTGAATACCGAATCTGAATCCACTATTCCTCCTGATGAGGCTGATGTATGGGTTATGTTTTCCCCAGTCCATTTGTTTAATGCAGACCCATAGGTAGTTGTAGTAATTTCTTCTACGATCTCCTGAGTCGTTGTCGTTGTACTGTTCATCGACCCTTGGGTGAAATTGGGGGTCACTAATTCTGCTCTTGCTACCGTGGGTGATGCCAGTAGGAAGAGTAAAAGCCATTTCTTCATTCTTCCTTTTTCTTTGCCATAGGACAGTTTACTGGACCTTTATCTTTGTTATTATTACCTGTAGACAAGCCAAAAGTAGCAAGTGCTCCAGTAAACACACTGGCAACGAACGTGATATCTGAGTTACCAGCTTTCTTTATCATAGGTAATTCTACGTAATTCATAGTAATTATGAATCCGGACCAAACCACAACTCCAAGACGGACAAATGTACCTAAGATTTGGATTTGGTGTTCTTGATCCTCTGCTGCGTCTTTGAGCTTTCCGAGGAGTCCTTTTTTTTCTTCCTGTTTTCCTTCCATTTGTTAACTTTAGCTTGTAGTTGTTTTTGGACTTTCTTTTTAATTGGTTCAAATAAAGATTGAGTAACAGTAGTTGTTGCTACTGCTACTACAGCTGTTGTTACAGCAGTTACCACTACCGCTGTTTCAGGTATTGGTATATTGATGTCAATAACAGGAAGCTTTAAACTAGGTATTTCAGGTTGTTCTGATGTCTTCTCCTCTTCTACGCCTTCAGGTGACTCCAAATCAGTTGGGGGTACTACTATGGGTTTATATGTAGGTAGCCTTGCTGATGGCGGTTTAAGCAGTAACTGAGGTACTGTTAGAGGTTTAGGTAGAACAGGGGTGGGTAGGTGGATCTTACCATTTAGTATTTAGCTTTACCTGCAGTAACAGCAGCATCATGGGTTGAGAAATCCTCACTACCCCAGATGCTCGTAGTACCATCTTCTTTTTTGTAAGCTTTGATGAGTTCCAGATGCTCTACATTCCTTTTCAGAGTATCTTTATCATCATCAGTAATAGTAGACTGAGCTACTATAGAGTTGATTAAAGTAACACTATCTCCAGAAGAAGAATAGATTCTAGCTACTTCATCAGCGGTTCTTTCGGCCATGATTAATCTTCGTTAGTAAGGTTTTCAGATTCAATTTCTTCATGTTTTTCTTCATGCTCTTCACCAAGGGATTGGGCTAACGAATCTAACTCCGTTAGCGCACCATTAATTTCACTCAGTCTATTGATAACTGTTTGTCTTTCTTGTAAAAGTTTCTGTGCTCTTTCCTGTAATTTCAAATGCATTTTTGTTCTAAGATGGATATTTTAGTGGATAAGTCTTGTATTGCTTTTACAAGAATTGGTATTAATTTACCGGGTGAAGCTTCAAGTTTATCTGGGTTTGACTCCAGAACTAACTTAAGATAATCAGCATCATTATCTTCTTGTACTTGTTTAAAGTCTTGTGCGATGAAACCTGCTTCATATGTTCCATCTTTTGCTATACCTTCTCTTGAAGCCCATTTGAATTTAACAGGTTTAAGAGCATTGATAAAGTCTAATCCTAAATCTAAAGTGTTAATATCTGTCTTATCTCTTTTATCAGATAATGAACTAATACTTGTTACTTGACAGCGTAAAGCTGAAATATTGCTATTACCTAAAGTTATTTCGTTAGTAGCATCAGCGGCACTTGCATCCGCATCATATCCAATACAAGTTAAATTTGATCCAGTAGTTATACTATCACCAGCATAAGCTCCAAAAGCTGTATTATCACTTCCCGTAGTGTTTGACTTTAAAGCATCCATTCCAGCAGCAGTATTGTTATCTGCTGTCGTGTTATCCTTCAGTGCATTTTTACCAAGAGACGTGTTATGACTTCCGGTTGTGTTATCTGTACCTGCATAAATACCCACAAAAGTATTTTCATCCCCCGTAGTTGTTGCGTATCCAGCTTGCTCTCCCACGGCAGTATTATCGCTGGCAGTAGTAGCGGCTTGTAAAGTATAGGAGCCTAGTGCGGTATTTCTTTGTCCAGTAGTATTGGTTTTTAAGGAATCATAGCCAAAAGCTACATTAGTAGCACCCGTGGTGTTGGCCTTTAAAGCGTGATAACCAAAAGATGAATTATTACTTCCAGTAGTTGTATAGTTACCAGCCTCATATCCAACATAAGTATTGTTTGTAGCTGTAGTAACTGCTCCACCTGCCCATCTTCCAACAAACACATGACCTGTTCCTGTTGTTACGCCTTCACCTGCGTAATAACCAATAGCAGTAATATCATTAGGTGTTGTAAGAGCCGTTAAAGCTTTGAAACCAATAGCAATGTTTCTTCCACCCGTAGTGCAAGCATCTAAAGCTTCCGAACCGATAGCAACATTATAATCTCCAGTTGTAGAAACTGAAAGTGCTCTATAGCCTACCATTGTATTATTACTACCTGTAGTAATTTCACGCCCTGCGTCATAACCTAACGCTGTGCTCATCGACCCAGTAGTATTATACCTTAAACTCTTATAACCTATTGCTGTATTGTAATTTGCAGTAGTATTTGAAGATAAAGATTCCCAACCTACGGCTGTGTTTTCACTACCCGTTGTGTTAACGTCTAAAGAATTATAACCAATAGCTATATTATAAGAACCAGTCGTATTATTCATAGCCGCATTACGACCAAGAAATACGTTTTGTGTACCAGAAGTGTTATCTTCGCCAGAGTTATTTCCTATAACAACATTATCCCAAGCTGTATTCTCTTTTAATGTATTATAACCTATACCAACATTTTGCTGACCATTACCATTATTCATACCTGCTTGGTATCCAATAAAAGTATTTAAGTAAGTCCCGGAGTTTGTATTACTTCCAGCATATGAACCAATAAAGACATTTTTATTACCATCAGTAATATCATAACCTGCTTGGTTTCCTATGAAAGTATTATCATCGCTAGTTGTTACTTGAGCACCTGCGTTATTTCCTAAGAAACAATGTCTACTTCCAGTAGTTAAAGCACTACCAGCTTGGAAACCAAACATTGCATTATCTGATCCAGTTGTAACTGCATCTCCAGCACTTGAACCTGCTACTGTATTTTGAGTAGCGGTTGTAGCTACTTTAAGAGCATTTTGACCAAGAGCTACATTGTAATTTCCACTCGTATTAGCTCTTAACGCATCTGATCCAAACGCTGTGTTTCCTGTTGCTGTATTAGCGTTTAAAGCATAAGCTCCAACAGCAGTGCAATCAGCTCCTGTTAGGTTGGAATATAAAGCACTCCGACCTATTGCAACATTGTTTCCTCCAGTAGTACAAAGACCTAATGCACTTACTCCAATAGCTATACAATTAGTCTTAGAACCTGAAGCCGCTAAAGTACTGGTTCCAACAGCTACGTTAGCACTACCAGTGGAGTTTTTAAAAGCATCTCCACCTATAACTGTATTATTATTATCATCAACTAAAGATTCTGCTGCTTTAGCTCCTATAATTGTATTCTTGGTTCCCGTCGTTATAGATTTACCAGCCTCGCATCCAAAGAAAGTATTCTCACCTTCACCACTAGCTAAGGCTGCACCTGCTGTATAACCTGCAACTGTCGTACATCCAGTATTAGAAGCACTTCCGCTATTAAATAGTTTTACATAAGTCTCACCAGTAGACGTTCCACCAGCTGCTTCCCAACCTGCATCACCGTTGGCGTCTACTGTTAAAACATAGTTATCAGTAGCTGTAGAATCCTTAATGGAGAAGTTAAGACCAGGGATTCTAAATTTGGTTATATTGGTATCGCCTAAAGTTATTTCGTTCGATACATCAGCTGCACTTGGATCTGCCCCATAACCAAGAATTAAATTATTACTTCCAGTAAAATTACTAATATCTCCAGCAGCTCCTCCTATACATGTGTTACTACCACCCGTACCATATCTAAATGAATCTTGACCGACACATACGTTGGAAGTAGCGGTTGTCACAGAACGACCAGCATACGATCCAATTAAAGTATTTGAACTACCTGTAGTAAGACTCGTACCTGTCTGCGCTCCTATAATTACGGTTTCTCCTGCTGTTGTAACTGCACTACCAGCATTGGTACCTAAAGCAGTTGTATTGCTCGAAGTTGTAAGAGAACTTAAGCACCCTGAACCAACGGCTGTGTTACTGCCTCCAGTTGTATGTACAGTTAAAGCTAAATACCCAATACCTGTGTTGTAATTAGCTTCGCTATCTCTTAAAGCCCTATGACCAACTGCTGTATTGTAATTAACTCCTGTACTAGAGCTACCCATTGCAGAATGACCCACTGCGATATTGGATGATCCAGTCGTTAAGTTTTCTAGTGCTTCATGTCCAAGAGCAACATTATCACCACCTGAAGTACAGCCAGACAAAGATTTGGCTCCAAAAGCAGTATTCTCACTACCACTTGTTATTGCATCCGCAGCGTTATAACCAACTGAAGTTAGGGTTAAAGTAGCCGTTCCAGCTACACCACCTGCAATCTCCTTAACCGTTCCAGAATCATTTATATAGAGCTTCTTAGCCGAAGTATCTATCGCAACCTCACCACTAGATATGTCACTCGTTGATGGAGTACTCGTTCCCCTCTTTAACTTAATTGTGTTAGCCATTTTACTTTAAAATCAGGTGAACAAAGAGGGGTTAATATGTACCGCCATCTAACTCAAAACCTGATACTGAACCATTCTCTAAGAACGTAACCAAATCAGACAAAGCAACTTGAACCATCGTACCGTTATCATTTACAACCATGCGATCAGCAGTAGCCAAAGTTGTTGAAGTGGCTGACGTTCCACCATCGCAACATGTATTTAATTCGGTGGTCGTTACGGTTGCACCGTCAAGAATTGCAATCTCTGTAGAAGTTAAAGCAGCTAAGGCCGCAGCTCCTCCAGATTGGCAACTAGATAAAGTTGTAAGATCCGCAGCTAATGTTTGAGCGCCTAAAGATGTTCTTGCAGTTGCTCCAGACTCAACGACCCAAGTTGATCCATTACCAACAATAAAATTACCGTCGGAATTAGATAAACCTGCTATTGCTGTTAAATCTGCATCTAAAGCTTGTTTTGCGTCTAGCTGAGTTTGAATTGCAGAGGTAACACCATCTACATAGTTCAATTCTGTTGTGGTAGCTGTTACACCATCTAAAAGGTTTAATTCAGCAGTTGTAACTGTTGCACCATCAAGAATTGCAATCTCTGTTGAGGTAAGGGCCGCTAATGCTGCTGCACCGCCTGATTGACAAGAACTAAGGGTGTTCAAGTCTGCTGCGTATGCAACGATATTTGAACCGATAGCCAAACCAAGTGCCGTTCTTGCCGCACTAGCTGAAGTTGCTCCCGTCCCTCCATCTCCTATTGCAAGCGTTCCAGTAATTGAACTAGCGGATAAATCAACACATGCTTCTGTTGACTCAATAACCAATCCACCATTTGCCTTAAGGTCAAGGCTTATCTCATTACCAGACTTATCTATACCATTACCAGCAGTAACGCCAGCAACTCCAGAGAACTGAGTGAAGGCAAGGTTGTTTGTTCCTACAACTGCACTTCCTTTATCAGAACTACAAACAAAACCAACATCTGAATAAGTTGAACCTTGCTCAATAAAAGTGAACGCTCCAGAAGCATCTGATCCTGTAGCTAAGTCGTCTGTTCTTGTCCAACTTCCCCCACTTACCACCTTGTAAAGCCCATTTTGCGTGGCAGTACTTTGATCTTTTACGAGTACTCGATCATCAGCAGACAGAGAAACTCCGTCTACCGTCTGAGTACCTGACAACGTAATATTTGCTGTCGTTGCAACTCTTACTGAATCTTTAATATCTAAACCTTGAGCAACCCCATCCACGTAGCCCTTATTCGCAGCATCAGAATCAGCAGTGCAATCAGCCAATCCTGTAATCTTCTGACTATTTAAACCTACAGAAGCTGTTGGTGCAGCTAGTTGATCAAGCCTATTTGTTTGTACTCCCGTATCGAAATCAGATATTTTTGCATGTGTTATTGATGGAATATCGGCAGCAGCTAATGCCCTAAAAGTAGGAGCCGCATCCGATCCAGAAGAGGGCCCAGATAAAATCGTATTTGCTGCTCTTGTATCTGTTTTGTTAAAAAACGCTCCAGATCCACCAACCGTGATTATCGAACTTGCAGAAGGAGGAGTTGAACCATTATCACCAAAACCGTAATACAGTTTTAAATCGCTTTCATTAAAAGCTAATTCTGAAGGAGACAGACTTGATGGTGCGCCATCTGCACCACTAGCAGCTCTCTTTTTAATTCTGATCGTGTTAGCCACTAGAAGTTACCTCCGTTAGTAAGTGTGTCTGTAGTCCAAGTATTATTGGCCTTAAGACTTGAAGAACTACCGTCATAATAAACGATAGATTTGTCTACAGCATTATCTACGTTAATTTGATCAGTAGCACTTGCTCCCTGTGGCCCCTGAGTCGCCACCGTAATGATTGAACTGTTGTCCTCATTAACAGTTACGGTATTTTTATTGGTTGTAATGTTTACGCTAGTCATGCAGTGTATCCTTCATCCATATAAATAGTACCTTCAATCCAGTACTCTTTCAGCCCTGAACCGTTAGTTAATAACACATCATATTTATATTCATCGGCAGTAAATGTAGCTGTCTGAGTATCCGTCACGCTCCAAGTGAAAGTACCTCCAGTTGCACTCGTCACAGACACAGTTGCATCGGCTGCTTTACTGGTGCGTCCAGAATCCCAAATCTGCGAGGCTAGTGTGTAGCCAGTAAGATTTACCGCCGCATTATTTGAATCCTTCAAAGTCACATCAACACTATGATCCGATCTTCGTTGGATCGTCATGTCATACGTTCCAGGTGCTATTGCCATAAGCTTTTACCTTTGCCTTAAGTATATCAAGACTTAAGATGTTTTAATGACTTCAACTGATGTATAAATTTCTGGAGTACTTAAACCTGTAGGTTGACCGTAACCATCGCCATGTGCGCCGCCACTATGTTTCATCCGAATCTCATAAGTGACATTACCTGTCTGAGTAGCAACGTATGATCCTTCACTGTAGAAATTAGTTTCCCAACCTCCTTCATTTGCATAATTGGAACTTCCATAAGCTTTAAATGTACTATTTGTTATGTCATATAGACCTGCCTGGAACTGGACAATCTGAAAACCAGGCGATCTAAATTTAATAAAATATGTTCCAGCTCCAGTAAGTGTAAATTGATTATTTGAAACAGTAAGCCAAGAAGCTCCTTGTGTAAGTGTCAACTCTCTAGTATGCCAATTATTTGCACTACCACTAGTTCCTCCGCCTACTCCTGCACTTTTTTGATCAAGAACTCTTGCAAAACTAACACCAGCACCCCAACTTAAAGTACTACCATCTGTCGTTAAAACCTCTCCGATATGATCTCCTTGATCAGGAAGCAATTCAGCAATAGCCTCGTTTTTTGTTGTCTTACCTGTTCCTCCATTAGCGATATCTGTTACACCTAAAGGTTTAAAAAGAGTGGAACTTACAGACCCCACTGGAATCCAAGCATTATCTGTAGCGTCTCGTATATTTAATACTGCTGGATTAACGCCTGTGTTGAGCCAAAGCATGTGAGCTGCAGTAGTACTCGGCGCACTATTGCCACTGTTTAATGTTTGAAGAGCTTCAAAGTTGTCATTAATATCAATCCTTGCTTGTGGAAAAGTGACATTTCTTAAACGAGTGCCGTTTCCATCTGGTGAACTAGCTTGTGGCATTAAACTGCCCTCCCGAATCCTGTCACAGTGTACATAAAATCTGTATCCACATTACTCGATCCATCCTTAAATGTCGCTGTGAATCCTGTTCTACTTAAATTAGTTATACTTACATTTCTTGTTGAATTAGAAGCGTTTGGTGTTATTTGAACCTGCGGAGTGTAATCAGTGCCGCTATTATCGTAAAAAGCCTTCTCAAAAGTAATTACATATATTCCCGTTTGAGTCTTAGAAACATAAGGATCTACCGTTCCACTGCCAGGAGGAAGTTGACCGTCAGAAGTAACAGCACGACTTTCTGTTCTGCCTAGTAACTCTAAAGTGGAACCTAAATCGCTAATCGACACATTTGCGTTATAACTAGTCGTAGAAATAGCTGCCTTAATTTGAATACCTCTTGCTCTAATAATCGCAGCTTCAAATTCTGCCCAATCTCCCCATGTAGGGGAGGAAGAACTTGGATCGTCAGAAGTTGTTCTTACAAATAAATCAACATTTGCTGCATCATTAACTTGACCATCAAATGTACCTGAAGCAGTATCAAAATTACCAAATCTGTCATCCCATAAATCTCCTGTTGTTGCAACTGAAGTACTAATAACTTCTTTTCTTAAAACAGCGTCATATTGAACTCCATCATGCCCAAAATCAAAAGTTGTTGCATATATATATTCTCCTTTTTCATCCCCGTTGAAGTACAAAGGTTCAACGTATCCCATCTCATCTATATAAGGATCAGTAGTTAAAACTAATTTACCTGCTGATACAACTAATTTAGTATTAACTTTAGTTCCACTGAACGCAGCTTCTTCACTCCATGTTTTTATATTTAAGCGTTTTACTGTCTCAGGTAAAGTTGCGACAAAAGAAGCAGCATTTGTTGATTTATTCCCTAAATAATCTTGTGCTTTAATGAAATACGTTCCAGGTAATAGCGGAACCTGTTTTTGCGTTGAAGCACCAGAAACACCATCAACAATTTTATTACTTGATAGCCAATTAGCTCCCACCGTTCTAGGATCATGCCTAATAATAATTCGACCACCTAACTTGACATCTAATAATGAAATTTCGTTCCAAGATAAAACAGCTAATGTTTCAGAAATAGGAACTAGTGATAAGCCTGTAATATCATCTGGATTGCCTCTTAGACCCGTCACATAATAATTACCTGTGGCGGGTGAACTAAATAACAATCCACTTCTAGCGATACTTGAAACCTCTACAAAATACGTTCCAACTTTTACATCCATTAAGTCTATTGTTGTTCCATTTATTATTTGTGTAATAAAGTTATCATCTTCATGTCTCCATCTAACTTTATAACGATCTACACCTGAAACTCCTCTCCAATGGAATGTAATTTTTACAGCAATTTTACCGTTTAATTCATACTGAAGTTCTCTAGTCGTAGTTCCATCAGTACGTGGAATATCTAGTATTAGAACATCAGAAGGAGCGTCAGGTATAACATTTAGATTTGTAGTATCTCTTGCAATCAACGTTTCTCCACTTTCAATATGTTCATATTTGGATTCATTATGGTAAACAGCTTCAATGGTATAAAGAAAATCTTTTTCTTCTTTTATCCCTAAAACTCTCCATAAAGAAGTTTGCAAGTCTGTACTTTCTACAACCCAAATACTGTTAGCATCTGGAATCGCTTGAAAATTATCTGCAATTGTAATTCTTCCCGAATCAGATGTATAACCTGTAATCCAATAATCAGTCACACAATATACATAATCAACCTCTACAATTTCATGGTTTGCATCAAAAGTTCCGTCAGGTAAAACAACACTTAAAGTAGGTGTTTGGCTTGTAGGAATATTACTAGCATCTCCCTTGTCATCTATAACAATTGAATTAATTGTTGCTGATTTAATTCTTCCAGCTCTTCTTGTTCCACCTTTTACAGGATCAGAAATAGAAATAATCTGACCAGGTTGTAATAACTGAGCCGTAACTAAATTCGAGGTAAAAGCAACAACTTCACCGTACTTATCTTCATATAAAAGCCACTTGCCTAATCTGTGAGCTTGCGCTTTGCTCGTACAGCAAAAAGCAGTAATACTTTTTTTAATTACACCCCTTTTAGTTATTCCATCAGTATCTTTGACAGTTACATACGCTCTCTCTTTCGCTACAACATCTAAATACGCAACAACAACCACTGTAGGTTTATTCTTACTACTTCCATTTGTATAAGAAAAACCTTCTTCCGTTACATTTGCCTGATTAAAATTATAAATAGGATCAGAAGGAGAATCCTGAACGATAGTCAAACCTCCATCTTGCCAAAACCCTTGACAACGCATTACAGAAAGAAGTTGATTTATTAAGTTATAAGCTTCTTCTGTTGAACTAATAGTTCCATTACAACTAAACCTTGCTTCACTAACCTGACTAACATCTTCAGTATCATCTCCTTGTTGTACTTGATATGTAATTAATTCGTTTGCATATTTTGATGCTCGAAAAAAAGCCCATTTATCTAATTGTGTACTATCAAAATGATCACCAAGTCCAAATCTTTTATTTAACATCAACGCATATAACAACCAAGCAGGACATGAAGTCCATGTTGCAGCTTGGAAGGTTCCATCCCATAGAAAATTAGTCGGATAAATTATTCTTCCTGTGTCACTATCAACTGTAACTCCTGTTGGTATCTGTACTTTTAAACCTTTGACATCGTACTTTCTACTTGGAATAGAACTAAACTGTTGTGCATCTATTCTTATTCCAATTAAGGCTGTATTATTATACTTTTGATTACCATATTTTACAGTAACATAATAACTAAGAGAGATATCATTATAGGTTAAATGATTATCACCATCGTCTGTTAGTTTTGTAATTCTTATCTGATAATTCGCAGCATTTGGATATCCTGTTTTGTCAAATTTTATTTCATACTCTCTATTGTAAGCATCAGCAGTTCGTCCTCTTATTCGTCCTTTCTTCCTTTCTTCCTCGTCATCTGTTCCTCCAATAACTCTTATCCAATCAGACTGACTATTATCAGCATTTATATATTTTACTTCTATCTTTAATTCTACTCTTGTACCTAAGGTATCACCATTCTTATTATTTATTTTCTGCAAAACAGGAACCGTTATTGTAAGTCTAACAGCATCAACATCTGGATCTGTGATCGTTTCTGTGATAGGAAATTCTTTAGGTATTGCTCTATTTACTTGAATAGTTCTCGTTGTATTGGTAGAGGAAGATAATGGAATAACATCTTGATCTGCCGTACCAGTCCTGTCATAGTAAACGTCTACGTCTTGAAAGTTATACGTTCCATCAGCATTTTGCACAGCAGTATTGTTCAAGAATACTGATTGCAACTCATTAGCTAAGCCTTCTATTTCTCCTTCAGAGATAACCTCAGTAATATTTGCAAATTCACGACTATCTAAACTATCTCTATCAGTTTTAGGTGTTCTATTTCTATTTCCTCCACCTTTTCCACCACCGCTACCAGCACCAATAATTGTTGTAGTCATGTGTCCACCTGAACAGTATCAATATCTGCGCTGACAACAACGCTTCCTGTTATTGTACGTCCTAAAACAATAGGGACAGGAACACCAGCAGCACTTGTATTAGTGATGCCACTAAAGTTAAAAGAATTCCTTGGGTCTTCAGTTATTTCAGGAGTATCAGGAGGAGGATTCAGCAGATTTGCTATACCTCCAAAGACTAAAGATGCTCCAATATAAAACATCGACTTAGCTAAGAATCCTACTTTTACACCCCCTCCCATCAAAGCCTTCATAGTCATAGGATTCATAGCACCTGGAAGCATAAACGCTCCTGCAACTAAAGCTACTCCTAAAATAATTCTTCCTGTATTTCCTCCAGCTCCAGCAATTACAGGTGTAATAAATATATCTTTCTTCCCAATAGGATCATTTAATTCATCAACTCCTATTGATATATTTCCTACACATACAACATATTCTCGTTCTGCCATGTGACGGTCTAACCCTGCAAAATTAGCCACCAACATCCTTACGCTTTCTGCTACATCAGCTATATCCGCAACAATTTCTTTCCTGCCTGTAAATTCAGCCAGTTCCCCATATAGCTTTACTGTTCGCATGTCTTAAACGTTTACCTGTGCATGATTGTAGCCACTCTCCGTAACAATCTCTACAACTTAATCTGTTTTGTAAGTGGTGAAGAATGTTGCCATCCCCAAGATATACTCCGCAATGATTTAATCCTGATGATCTAATTGACATCAATAAAGCATCTCCTTTTCTCAAAGGTGCATCTTTTATCCATTCAAAACCTGTAGCACTAAAAGCTCCATCAAACATCGGAAATTTTAAAAATTGCTCTGGATCGGAAGGTCGCTCCCAATCTCTTAACTCTAATCCTTCCTGTTTATACCAATCCCGTGCGAGAGTCCAACAATCTTGCACAGCCCAAACCCACTGTCTACCTAATAACGGAGAAACATACGCCCCTTGAGGAATAAATTCTCCCCATTTTTCCATACCAGGGGAAACAATGTACCAGGGAATTTTACCTTTACTAGCAGCAACTTTGTCAGCTTCAGATGGTGTGGGTGGGGTAAATGGATGACTGTGTACAATAGCTAAAATCTCTCCCTGTTCTTCTGCTTTTGCATAATCAATTGGGCATATTTGAAACATTTGTTCAGGATATTTAGCAGTATTTCTACAAGGCCAATATTTCTTCTTTCCTTTGGTTAATACTAAAAGACCACAAGATTCCTTTGGATAAGCTTTCTTTGCTGCTTCTAATGCTATATATTTCCAGTTAATAACTGAACGTGCCGATTCCAGGGAATTCATCAGGCAATATCTGTCGTTTTGGTAATCTTACTCCAGCTAAATCAAATGCACTACACATTTCGTATGAAATAATATCTCTATTTTCCATTGATTTTCTATCTATAAAATAAATATCTCTCGGTCTAAAATAACTTGTTGGATCGGGATCATTATCTGTACTGTATGTGTAATCGGCAATCCAATAATCAGAATCAACATACGTTCCAACTGACCTAAAATTCACAGCATCTAAATATTTAGATAAGGTACGAGTCCTTGTTACTTTACATCCTTCTAAAGTCTTAGTATTACGAGGTAAAGTTATGCCCTGAGAATCTACATTTATTAATGCTAATAATGCTGTAAAAGTACCATTAAGATTAGCAACCGAAATAGTAGGTCGAGGTAAAGTTCCTTGACCTGTGACCTCAAATCCTTCTGCTTTTAAAGGTATTGCTGTATATGTTTTCCCCTGCCAAACAATATCATTTCCTAATTCATTTTTTGTATTAGTAAAATAATAAGTAAAAGTTTGATTTTCGTCTCCACCAGATTGCGTTCCATCAATATCTGTTCCTAATTGAGTAAACGGCCCATGTTGGTTATGGTTTAATTCAAACTCAAATAGGTCAACAATTGTTTTACTGTCCTCACCTTGTAAAGTCTCCTGAAGACCAAAGAAGCTTTCGTCTTCGGTATAGCCTACAACCCAATAATTAACAACAACGTATGGCATTTACTATGTAATAGCAGCTTTGACAACAGCAAACCTAATAACAATTGCTTCACTTAATGAACCTGTTGAAATGTTAGTAACAGTAATAACTGCTGAACCTGCTGCTGCTGCTGCATTTAAAACATACTTTCCTGCTGTACCACCAGAAGCGTGATTTAACACAACAATATCAGTTGCCGCAATTTGATTATTTGTAAAAGTAAAAAATTTAATCTGATTAGCAGTCATCTCTTCATTGTTCATCGTGATCGTCCCACATTTTTTATCATTTAAAATGACTTCAGTCGATTTTGAAGTAGCTTGCGTTTGTGTCCCTCCTTGACCAGCTATATAGCCAGCTTTGTCGTTGTTTAAATTTGTAAAATTAGCATCAACTTCTGTATGAGTTAATGGTGAGCCTTTGGTCTCTCTAAGAACAATCGTACTCATGCTTCAAAAACCTGTCTAAATGTTGCACTTATAGTAGCTCGATTTAGGTAAGATATTGATTTTGTCCAACTATCGCACACCCATTTATAAGAAGTTGTAGTGTCAAGAGGAGTCCAAGTAAAACTTGCCCCATCTGAAGCTCTGTCATCTAAAAACGTAGAAATTGTATCTGCATCGGTTTCACTAATATTTTGCCAACGTAAACTCCATTCTTTTGGGTTTTGATTTAACCCTACGTTTACTCTGATTTCATACCCATCACCCATGCTACTAACACGGGTCTTAGGAGTGTTTCGTTGGTTCGCTCCATAAGAAGGAGTGATTGATGGAAATGTTGCCATTATCTACGAGCTAAAAGCCCTCCTGGTCGTTGCTGATTAGCAATTTCAGCTTGAACTGCTGCTGCCAGCATAGTTCCTAATTCTTCCGCTTGCCCTCCATCACCTTGAACTGCCGAACCAGAAGCATCTACATTAACCACCACGTTTGTTCCTCCCATTGCATGATTTGGAACGATATTACCGCTTGAACCTGGGACAAATAATTCTGGGCCTTTCTCTCCCACAATGTAAGGTGATCCTCCTTTTACTGGGCCTCCTGATGCTCTAGTTCCCCAAACCTGTGCCATAGGATCATCAAAATCTCTGCCCATAAAATCTGTACCAGTAGATCCTCTTCCTGTAAAACCACTAGCTTGATTTACATTTCCAAACCAATTCAAACCTATTCCTAATATTTGCATCTGTATTTGCTTTGCAATCATTTGTGCAGCCATATCTAAGAAATGATCTGCTGTTCTTTGGAATAAATTCGCTAACGCCTGTTGAGCTGTCATTGAACCACTAATTATTCCTTTAAATGATTCACTAAAAGCATTACCCATCGCATTAGCCATTTGAACTAATCGATATCCTGAGTCATTCAACTTATCCATCTCTTTCTGCAAACCTATAATTGCTGATTGCACTGGATCTGCAAGGATTCTTGCATTTTCAAGTTCTGCTTTATTCAAATCTCTTGTTACAACTAATTTCTCAATTTTTGTTTGTAAAAGATCTTTTTCAAGACCATCTTCCATCTGACGTAATTCTCCTCTTTGCCATTCAATTTCAAAACCTTGTCTTGCTATCTCTATCTCTTTGTTCTTTATGTCAAATTCACTGTCTTTCATATTTAATCTTTCTTTTTCTAGTGCTATTTTCTCCTTTAAATCACTTATATCTTTCTCTGTAATCGCCTTAACTTTTGCGTCTAATGCTTCTTGCATCCCTGGTGCGCTTTTCGGATCAAAATCAGCTTGCATCTGATTCAATACAGAAGGAGGTATTTTTCCTTGTACTATTTTTTCATAAGCAGTTGTTGGGAAAAAGCGTTCTAAATTTCTATTCTTTGTCCTTTCTGGCATTAATTCTTCTAGTCGTCTGTTGAAAGCGTCTTTCCCTGGTTGATC